CCGGACGCTCCCGCGCCCATTTTTCGATCTGTCGGTGGTTGTACTTCCCGTCGTTGGTCCTGCTGTATGGCCGTTCGAGGTTGTGCGAGGAAGTCCACCGCTTCTTCCCGCCACTCTGCTTCACAAGGTAGTTGCAGAGGGCCGCAATTCCGTTTTCGTCCGATTGCAGGCGGTCAGCATTGCAAAATCCGATTCGGTCGCCCTTCTTCTGGCCCTTTCGCTTCCGCTTCCTCCACAACTCTTCCACCACGTCGCGGTCCAGCCCGCCCGACATGATTATGTGGTGGTGAATGCGAACGGGTTTTTCGCTGTTCCGCTTTGTGGTGTAGGCGGTGACAAGCATATATTTCAGGGGCGGCAACCCTTCCTTCTGCCTGCGGTATTGGACCCGGCGGAGGTAGTTTGTAACTTCCCGTTCCGCTTCCTCCACCGTGGCCGGAAGGTATTTCCCGCTGTATGTAGCCGTCACGTGTAACGCTTCCGGGTCGCTCCCGAAATTCAGGTTTGCCGTCTGTATGAAGTAGCGCCGGGCGTTTTTGTCATTCAGGTTCTTTTGCTTCGGCTCCGATTCCCGGACCTTCTTTGACCGCTTCCCGCGGCCCGATGACAGCTTTTGCGTGTCCGTGTAGGAAAAAATATCGACTTCCCTATACCGATCACCGCAATAGATTTTCTTTTCTCGAATAAAGCAACGCACTTTTGCTTCACCTTCTTTCTATGGGACAGTGAAGCGGGCGTGTTGTGCTTTTCCGGCCTGTGCCGTAGTCGATAGGTGCAAAGGGGGAAGAGGGTTCCTATCCTGCGCCCCCTCCCTCTTCCCCCTTTGCAATCCCCCTTCACCCTCGGCGGCGCAAAGAGAGAGAAAGAGGGAAGAGAGGGTGGAGCGGGACGGCCCTTCAAGTCTCCCCGTTTTCCTTTACTGCGTGACAAGGCTTCGCCGGAACGTTAATACCCATTACAAGCCCGCCACGCCGCGTAAAAACGGCGCTTTTTGTTGACTTTTCCGCCGTTCTCTGCTATACTTGCGTTAGGTTGATAGATGATATATTTTCATCGGCGGAATCCGCTTCGTGTTGCTCTGCAAAGCACCACGGGGCGGTTTTTCTTATGCTGTTTTTACTGCGGCGGGGGAGGGGGTCAACCCTCCACCGCCTTTTTGTCTGCCTCTTCCTGCGCGATCTCTTCCGCGTCCTGTTTCGACTGGAACAAGGCGGCAACCGCCGCGCCCAGCGCGTCGCCCCACAAATAGGACGGGTAATCTTCCAGCGCGGACAAGATCGCTTCCGCGGCTTCCTGCTTCATTTCTTCATGCCGCGCGGCCTGCTCCACATCGTCCGCCCCCTCTCCGGGGATAGATACCGAAATTTCATATTTCAGATAGCAAAGCGGGCGAACGCCCCCGTAGCCGCGGTACGCATAGTCCCAGTTCAAAGCGCCGGAGGAATAGACGAGGCGGACGCCGCAAGAGTCGGACGCGTCGCACGTCCACGGGGTCAGGTTCCAGCACCACACGTCCACGGGCGGGGTGATGTCCCGATACTTCCGGCACAGCGCGTCGGACCGCAAGGCGATCTTGTCCACGGCGGTTCCGTAATCGGTCATTCCGTCGTCGGCGGTCAGGTCGCTTTCCCAATCGAGGAACGCGGCCCGGTCTGCGCCCTCCGCAACCAGCGCGTCAAGAAACGCCCCGTTCAGTTCCCGGCGCAAAGAGGATTTCCGCCAGTCGTTGCAGTTCTCTTCATCGAATGCCCGGAGAAAAACAGGCTCCGCGGCCAGACAGAGGGTTCCCGCTCCGATGTCCTCGAATTTGACCCACTCTACGCCGCCATACAGAAAGCGCGCGCCCTGCGCCAGTTCAGAAAGTTTCTTCATCGTCGTTGTCCTCCTTTTGAAATTCCTGTTTGATGTCCCTGAACCAATCCCGCACCGTCACGGAAGCTATGTAAAAGAAAACGGGGAGGAAGAGGGCGAAAACCTCGCCGCCGATTGCCTTATATCCCCGCTCCGCGAGGGCATAGGCCGCGCCCGCTCGAAACAGCAGGATTCCGGCCACGGTTAGGGCCGCGTACTTCGCCACGTTCAGCCAGAACGCCCGGCGCGCCTTTCTCTGCCTGCTCTTTCTGCCCCGCCGCCGCGGGCGGGCTTGTCCCGCTCCAACCGTGATTGTGATAATCTCTTGTGTCATTGTGGGTCCTCCTTCGCCAGTTCGATTCTCTCCGGTGATACGATCACGACAGAATGGTTGTTCCAGTCCTTTAGTTCGGCCTGCACCCGCAAGCCGCGCCCGGTGTGGTTCTTCCGGTAGATCAAGGCCGAAATCCGCTGATATGTAATCCCGCAGTAAACCACGGGGCATTCCTCCATGAATGCGGCCTTTACTTCTTCATGGGTCATTTCACGTTGCCTTTCCTGGAAATCTCATATTCGGCCCCATAACGGCGGCGCTTGCACCGCCAGCAGGTAATTTTCATGTTCTTCCCGCCTCCGACGCGGGTTATTTCGTGCTTCCCGGCCTTTTTCAGTTCGAGGAAGCAGGGCAAACAGAATTTGCGCTTCACAGTTTCACCCCCTCCGGCTCCGTCGAAAGTCACCTGCGTTCGGGCAGGTTTTCCAATGAGGTGCAAAGGCAACCGGAAGTTCTGGCCGCTCTTCCTCCGGGCGCGCAATCCGCCCAGCAATTACAGCGCCGTCATCCAAAACGAAACGGTCGCGCCCTTCGCCCTCGATCACGAATACAGGTTCATGGTCAACGGGCATATTCCGTCCCGCCGTGGTCTTTATCCATTCGATTTGTGCGCCACAACCGCGGCAAATGCTCATGTTTCCGCCTCCCGCTCGATCACTTCGCAATCTTCGGCGCGGATTCCCAGCGAATTCCCGCCGTGGTGGATGAAATAGACCTTTTCGTTACGGACCCCGTATGAGATTCCGCAAACATCAAAAACTCGCCCCGCGTCCACCAGCGGAATTCCCGTGTCGCGGGTGATTCTGATTTTCACGCCGTCACCCTCTTTCCCAAATCCGCTTGACTTCTTCGCAACAGTAGTCCGCGCCGTTTGTCAGCACCCAGTCTTTCAGGTCGTCCCGCTGTGTGCGCTTGCAATGCCGTTCCAG